TTGAAGTTCCTTTTAATGCACCTAACACTTTATATTACCAATGCACTAGTCACTCGGGGATGGGTAATACTATCAGTGTTTATCCAACAACCATTTAAATCACTAATAAATAATAAAAAAACTATCATAAAATGGCAGCAATCATAACTGATCAAATTAGAATATTAAATGCAAAGAATTTTGTTGCGGGAGTAAGTTCCTCAACAAATTCTTATTATTCTTTTATTGGTCTACCAAATCCTACTGATATTCAAAGTGACTGGGATACAAATCCCCCATCACCAAAAGATAATTTTGATGAGGAGAATAACTATTGGGATACTATGATTGCATTGAAAAAAATTAATGCAAGTGATGTTCGACAGGTAGTTCAGAAACGTTTTTGGTCAACTGGTACAACTTTTGATATGTATCGCCACGATTATAGTAGATCAAATACTGCAAAGGTTTCTGGTGCTACTAATTTATATTCAGCATCATATTACGTTTTAAATAGTGATTATAGAGTTTATATTTGTCTACAGAATGGAACAAATCCCGATAATCTAAATGGAAGGCCATCATTAGATGAACCTCTATTTACTGATTTAGAACCAAGGACAGCAGGAACTAGTGGTGACGGATATATTTGGAAATATCTCTATACTATTAAACCTATTGATATTATTAAGTTTGAATCCACCGATTTTATGCCAGTTCCCATAAACTGGGAAACAAGCACTGATAATGCATCAGTTAGAAATAATGCAGTTGATGGATCTATAAAAATTGTAACAATTACAAATAGAGGAGTCTCTGTGGGGGCTGCTAATAAGACCTATACAAGAGTTCCTATTCGTGGAGATGGCACTGGAGCAGAATGCACTGTTGTTGTCAATAATGATCAGAAAATTGAAACAGTTACGGTATCAAATCAAGGTTCTGGATACACTTTTGGTACTGTTGATTTAGTTGCAGGAAATGTTCCCACTGGAACCACTCTACCAGCATTTAACGTAATCATATCACCTAAAGGAGGGCACGGAGCAGATATCTATAGAGAACTGGGCGCATATAATGTTCTGATGTATTCTAGAATTGAAAATGACATTCAAAACCCAGATTTTATTACTGGAAATCAAATTGCAAGAGTAGGAGTTGTTGAAAACCCAAAATCATTTGGTTCAACTCAAATTTTGACATTAGACAAAGCAAGTGCTGTTTATGCACTTAAATTAACTGGTACTGGAGCTAATTCTGCAATTTACAATGCAGATTCACTTATTACTCAAACGGTGTCTACAGCAACTACTGCCATTGGTAAAGTCATCAGTTATGATCAAATAACTGGTGTTTTAAAATATTGGCAAGATAGATCTAATTCAGGATTTTCGACAGTTGGAGTTGCAATAACAAATCCAACATATGGATTTGATCAAGTCGAATTTACAAGTGCTCCTAGTAGTGGTGGAAGTGTTTCAATCATTGGCGGATCAGTAAATTTGGGAATTGACACTTCTTTTACAGGTATATCTACCGTGATAAATAATAGAACATATTACCTTGGACAGTCTTTTACGAGTGGTCTTGCAAATCCAGAGGCAAAAAAATACTCTGGAAATATTATTTACGTAGACAATAGACCATCAATTACAAGGTCATCAAATCAAAAAGAAGATATTAAAGTCATTTTGCAGTTCTAACAAATTATGTCTCAGCAAATTAATCTCAACGTAGCACCATATTTTGATGATTTCAATGCAAATAATGACTATCATAAAGTTCTCTTCAAACCAGGAGCTCCTGTTCAGGCACGGGAACTAACAACTCTTCAGTCAATTCTTCAAAATCAAATTAACAAATTTGGTCAACATTTTTTTAAAGAAGGTGCTAAGGTAATACCAGGAAATACTGGATATACACAATTATATTATTGTGTTCAATTACAAAATACTTTTTTAGGGGTTCCTGTTGAGGCATATGTAAGTCAACTCATAGGAACTAAAATTACTGGACAAACTTCTGGTGTATCTGCAGTTGTAGATAAAGTTCTTTTCTCAAGAGATTCTGAAGGAGGAAATCTGACTCTTTATATTAATTATTTAAATTCAAGCACTCAGAATAATGCAACTCAAGTATTTTCTGATGGAGAATCACTAGTTTCAAACACGACAATTGCTTCAGGTCTTTTAGGAAATTCTTCCATTGCTGCCGGACAACCCTTTGCAGTAACTATTGCAAACAATTCTACTGCAATTGGATCTGCTTTTAACATTACAGATGGCATTTATTTTATTCATGGAAATTTCGTAAATGTCAAGACAGAAACTTTGATTCTTGATCAATATAATAATAGACCCAACTATAGAGTTGGGTTATTTGTAAATGAACAAATCATTAAC